GGTGGGCCGGGTGATAAAGTATTTTGTCTTTATCGTGGCCGAAAAAGAGCCGCCGTATCTGGTCGAGCTGTATTTCGCCAAGCCGGAAGCGATAGAGGCGGGCCGGATGGAGTACCGGCGCAACCTGGACCTCTATCACCAGTGCAAAAAGACGGGCACCTGGCCGGGGTACAACGGCGGGATCATCCAGCCGGTGAGTTTGCCCTATTGGGCTTTACGCAATCTTGAAACGGCTATTGCCGATTAATGGAGATTAAAAAAAATGGATCAAGCATTGACCACCACAACAGAAACAGCGGTAGCCATCCCGGCCCAAGCCCTGGATCTTTTCAATCTGTCCGCCTTCAAGGACGCCTATCATATTGCCGGAATCCTGGCAAAATCCCAACTCATTCCCAAGGCTTTTCAGGGCAATGTCACCGATTGCATCATCGCAATGGAGATGGCACAGCGGATCGGCGCTGGCGTTTTCGCGGTGATGCAATCGCTCTACATCGTCCACGGTAAACCGGGATGGTCGGCAACCTTTATCATCGGCGCCTTGAATGCTTGCGGGAGATTCGCGCCGCTGCGGTTCGACATCACAGAGGCCACCCGAACCCGCCGTGAACGGAAAAAAGATCATAGACAGGGTTTGCACCGCGTGGACCATCGAAAAAGGAACTGGCGAACGCCTGGAGGGCCCGCCGGTATCCATTGAGATGGCGCACCGGGAAGGATGGTTCGATAAGTCGGGAAGTAAGTGGCAAACCATGCCGGAACTTATGCTGCGGTATCGGGCGGCTACCTTTTTTGGGCGGCTATACGCTCCTGATGTGTTGATGGGAATGCGGACGGCTGAAGAGTTGGTTGATGCGCCATTGCCGAATGACCCCGACATAGAGGCTACCATCGGGAAAAGCGATCTCAACGCCCGGTTCGGCGGCAAAGAAACCATCGATGCGGAAACCGGCGAGATCGTCGCCCCGCCAGCTGATAGACAGGCCCAGCACCGGCAGCAGCCACAGCAAACCCCACCGCCACCCGAAGATCCCGGCCCGCAGGAAGAGCCACAAGGGCAAACAGTGGACGCCGCAGAAAAAGATCAGATTACAAGCGAGATACCGCCAAAAGTTAAGGCGTTTATGAGGGAGATAAACGCGGCAACCAAAGGCGGCAGCATCGCCGTGGATACCTGGAGGGCAAAGCATCACAACCGGGTTGCAAACGCGCTTGGCGGGACCGAAACCGCCCAGTTTAAGCAGGTGATGGAATATGCCGACGATACCTTCAAGGGCATGCTGGAGGCTGAGGCTGACCAGAATAAGGGAGGGAAAAGCAATGGTAGCCTCTTCTAATTGCGTGGCCGTCCTTGTGCCCGAAATCAAGGAAAAGCAACTCATCCTCCCTGAAAAAACGGAAGGATTGACGCTTGCTCATTACGTCCCGGTACTCCAGCTCTACCGGGATATCAACAAGACCTTGGTATTTGATTGCCGCGATAAGAAAGGAAACGCTGCGGCCCGGTCCCACGTCGCCAAGCTGCGCAAAATCAAGGCCCCACTCGGAGAAATCCATAAGCGCCTCAAGGCCGAGTATCTGGCGATTACGACCAAGATGGACGCGGATAAAAAAGACGCCTTGTCCATTGTTGAGGAGATGATCGAACACCACGATAAGGAACTCCGAGTTGTGGCCGCCGAGGAAGCGGCAGAGATCCAGCGCAAGAAAGACGAACAGCACATTGTCGACAATTGGGACCTCGCCCACGAAATGAATGCCATGTTTGACCAGCAAAAGGCATTGGACCGCCAGCAAGCTGAGCAAGAACGTGTCGCCAAAGAGCAAGCCGAGGCTTTGCAGAAAATCGAACAGGATAAACGCGAAAAGGAGATGCGTGAACAAGCTGTAGCGGATTTTGCGCGACAAACTGAAGAGCGGGCCGAGCTCGACAGGAAGGCGGAAGCTGAGCGGAAGCGGCAGGCCGAGGCCAACGCGGCGGCTGACCTGGAGAACATCAAGCGGGTGCATTGGGCGATTATCCCGGCGATGGTGGCGCACGGAATCACCGAAGAGCAGGCGAAAGACTTGATATTGGCTATCCGTGAAGGGAAGGTTCCGGCTGTGTCGATCAATTATCAGTGGGGGGTTCAACCGTGAAGGAAATCGAAATTTTGAAAGCCGGGCCGATTGGTCCAGATGAAATTGAGTCGGTGAAGATCACCATTGACCGCGTTTTTCCGGACATGGTGGGATCGGAGGTTTGGGACATCGAAAATCGACACTGGAACAACGCCCAGGCCCTGGTGGATGCGCTGATATTCTCACTCCCAGGCGGCACCCTTGACCGGTTGACCTGCCTTTTGATGGAAAAAAAATGCTCTTTGTTCCGGGTGCCGCTGTTCGGGTTGCCTGCGCAAGCCCCTGAGCCCACGCCCACAGAATCAGAGATGTGCGAGATGATCGCGAGCCGTGACAAGCGGGAAGATCGGGCGACAAGGCTTGCCCAAGCTGTAGGGGAACGGTTCGGTACCGACGTCGGCAAGTGGAGCAGCGCGAATGATCCGGTTTGCAATGCGCACGAAATCCTTGATTCACCCTCTCTCGATAACATCCTTGGGGTGAATAGGAAAAGCGTAGCGGTCAAGCTAATTGCCCTGGCTGGCCAAATGGACGCGGTTGCGGCGGCGATGTGCGAGGCGTCGGCGGCAGACTACGAGGATCTGGGGTTGCTGTCAAAGTCGGTGGAGTTGGAGGGCGCGGCGGGGTTGGCGCGGGAGTGGGCGGTCGGGATGGATGAGGTGTGCAAGTGATAAGCGTGCTATTGACCGCCAAGCAGACTGCAATGCTCGAGGAGTTGTTCGACCTAGCCGAGTTTGATTCGCAGAGCGACACCCCAGGAATGATTGCTGGCCAGTTCTTCAAATCTGCAGAAGGTGAGGGTTATTTCATGGCCGAGTATATCGATAACGAGAAATCTAGGGCACTTCTCGGGTCGCTGGGGCTTCCATTGGTTGAAGCCCCTATGCAAGCTGAAGTCTACACCGACATCGAATGACATACTGCCCGAAAAACGCCCAGGCATTCAACTCCCGGTCCATTTCCGATGAGCACGCGGCGGACTGGTGCCGCCGCGTGTATCGGCCCGGTTTGGCTCAGTGCGAGGGGTGCGACCTTTTCCCCGGCGTTGCGGGAAAGGTTGAGGCTGGGGCGGAGCGGAAAAAACCTGAACAAGGGAGGTTGTTTTGAGCGATACGCAGAAGCCCTATTTCGTCCCGCTGAAAAAGAAATTTTACCTCAAAGTAAAATCAGGTGAGCAAGATTGCGAGATCAGGCCGGCGAACCATCGGGGCTGGAATTCGAAAAACATCTATCCCGGAAGATGGCTGAAATTTTCTAGCGGGTACGGCAACAATGACCGCCATTGCCGCGAGATACACGTAGTGGTTGAAGGATCAGCCAGATTTGCATTTATGGGTGTACCGCAGTGGCATATCGACGCTGTAGAGCAAATTTACGGGAAGCGTGACCGGTGGTTGGTCGCGTTTGTACGATAGGCATATCGGATAAATTATGAGAGCGAGAAATATCAAGCCAGGATTCTACAAAAATGAGCAGCTCGCCGAGTGCTCATTCGAGGCAAGATTGTTATTCCCCGGACTTTGGATGATAGCTGATCGAAAAGGGAGGATGGAATACAGGCCAAAGAGGATCAAAGCGGAGATATTTCCGTTCGACAATATGGATATACCTCAATTGATAAGCGAGCTTGAAAAAGAAGGCCTGATTTCAATGTATGAGGTTGAAGGGTGTGAATATCTGTGGATTCCTGGATTTGCAAAGCATCAGGTTCCCCATTGCAAGGAAAAGCAAAGTGAATTTCCACCACATCCAAGCGACACAAACACAGTGCAAGACCAGTGCGAGCCCGGTGCAAACACAGTGCAAGACCAGTGCGAGCCCGAAAATTTTGAGTGCAAGCACCCCCTGAATCCTGAATCCCTTAACCTGAATCCTGAATCCATACCGCCACCCTCCACACGCGTGCGTGCGCGAGGCGAGCGAGGCGGCGCGCCAGCCAATCCGGACGAACCATTCCTCATGGCTCCTGATTGGCATCCGTCCGAATACTTCGCCACGTTGGCGGAGACATCAGGCCTGCACCCTCCGCCCCCAGATGAACTCGAGCCAGCTTTGCGCGAATTCCAGGCCTACTGGCTTACGCAGAAGCGAAAGCGCACGGCGCACGAATGGGATTTGGCTTTCGTCAAGGCAATCCAAAGCGGGTTCAACCAAAATCGATCACGGGATAAACCAAAAAAACACCAAGGGAAAGCGAATAATGGAAGGGATTTCAGGGATATTGACTACCAAGTCGGGGCAACGAGAGACGAAGATTTGCCAGACTTCTTACGGGACCCACCGACAAGAAAAGGAGAACAATCCACAGCACCTTGACCAGAGGACGGTGAAGTCAAGGTGTGGGAAACACGGCGAGTTCTCGTTTCCCCAAGTGTTCATTGCCGGCGTCTGGAGAGGCCAGCCGACGTGCGATCAGTGTGAGCTGGAGCAGAAATCTGCTGAGTTGAAAATCAAAACAGCAACGAATAGGCAAACCGAAATCGAGTCGGCGATAAAGCGGGCTGGTATTCCAGCGAGGTTCCACGGGAAATCTTTCCAGGGGTATCGGTTGAACGCCAACAACAAGGGGCAGGTGTGGGCACACACGGTTTGCGAGAGGTACGCAGGAAATTTTGACGCGGCGATTGAAAAAGGAACCTGCCTTGTTTTGTGCGGGAAGCCAGGCACAGGGAAAACCCACTTGGCAGCGGCAATTTGCAACCACTTGATTCTTTCAGGCGGTAGGTCCGTGGTGTTTTCTCGGGTGTACAGCGCCATCAGGGCAATCAAAGACACGTATCGGAGAGATTGCGAAACTACCGAACAGGAGGTGTTGGAGGCATTTGTCAGCGCTGATTTGCTGGTGCTCGACGAGGTTGGGGTGCAGTTCGGAAGTGACACGGAACGCCTCTTGATGTTTGAAATCATCAATGGCCGGTACGACAAGGTGAAGCCGACAATCTTGATTTCGAACCTGTCGGCGGGCGAGATTGAAGATTTTATCGGAGAGCGGATCATGGACAGGTTGATGGAGGGTGGCGGGGTTGTGGTTCCATTTGACTGGCAAAGCGAGAGACGGGTGTCGAGATGATTGCGATAAACATCAAGGGTGTCGATGTAGTTAGAACCATGCTTGCCGCCGCACCCAAACAAGCGTCGAGGGCGGCAGAGATAGCGCTCGATTTTACCGCAAAGGCTATCCGCGACGATCTGAAAAAGGAGATGCGCACGGTGTTCGATAGGCCAACCCCATTTACCCTTAACAGCTTGCAGGTTACGCCAACGCGCGGGCACAACATGCAGGCGTCTGTCTGGTTCAAGGAGCCGGCAAGGATGGGGCAACACTACTTGGTGCCGCAGGTAGAAGGTGGAGCGCGGAAGCTCAAAGGGTTCGAGCGAGGTGTTGATCTGGGTGAGCTGATTCCAACCAGGATAGGGGCCAAGTTGGATCGATATGGCAACATCTCTGCAGGCCAGATCAAGCAGATCATGTCAGTGCTCGGCAAGGCTGAGACGTCGGCAGGATACATGGCCAACATCACCGCACGATCTCGCAAGCGCAACACCAAGGAGCGAGACTATGTCGTCATTGATGGGCAGCAGCGTGGGCGCCTGCCCTTGGGTGTATACCAACGGGTGCAGTCTGGTGTTGGGTTCGGAGCGAAGACGAAGCGCACCTTCCTTGACCGTTCCAAGTCATACCAGAAAGGCCGCACGCGTGGTCGGTTTGCTTCCGTGATACGTGCTCGAGGACTCAAGCCGATCCTGCTTGAGGGGCACACTGGGCACGCTGTTAAGCCGTTGCTCGACTTCTACGGGGTTGCGCATCGGACGTTCGGTCAAGTGTTCGAGCCTAAGTTCTCCGATACACTCAAGGGGATGATGGGATGATGGCTGCGGAAGAAAATGGGTCCTTCCTGGAGGTCCCCATCTGCGGGTATATCGAACCCCGACATATCGCTATTTACAAAATTGAAACTAACCATTTCCGTTACCTTTTGGTAACACGTCAACGGTGAGCGGTTGGCAACACAAAAAGAGGTGGCGTCCCACCTGGACCTATCGGACCGTCGGGTCCGTGGCTTGGTCCAAAGCGGCATTTTCCCACCCTCAAAAGGCCCCACTGGCTACGATCTGGACGGTTGTCGGCTTGCTTACATCCGCTATTTGCGCGGCCTACAGTCCGGGCAGGTGCGCCCATCGCAAGAAGGGCAAGATGGCGAACAAGGAGCCGATGCGAGCAATTACGCCGCCCTCTTGGAACAGGAAAAGTGGCGCCGGGCCAAACGTGAAAACGATGTTGAGGAAGGCCTGGTTGCCCCGGTGTCCCTTTTGACCGACGCCCTGCAGAAGGCGGGCGGCATCATTGTAGCGACGTTGGAGAGCCTGCCATTGCTGATGAAACGGCACTGGCCAGAGATCACCGGGGACCAGATAACGCAGGTTAAGAAGGCGGTGGCGGAGTGTCGGAACGCTGTCGCTGATATGAAAATTGATATGGAGGATGGGAAGTGAAAAACGGAATGGGTGGACATCATTCGGCAAAAATGATGAACGATGAATGGTTGACCCCACCAGAAATCATCCAAGCTCTCGGCCCGTTCGACCTTGACCCTTGCGCCCCTATTGCTCGGCCATGGGACACAGCGGCGCAGCATTACACAGTGAAAGATAACGGGCTCGCTTCCCCTTGGCGTGGTCGAGTGTGGTGCAATCCGCCTTATGGGCGAGAAGCGGCGGCGTGGTTGCGGCGGCTCGCAGAGCATGGCGACGGCGTGGCGTTGATTTTTGCGAGGACAGAAACTGAAATGTTTTTCCGGGAGGTGTGGCCGAAGGCGTCCGCTGTGCTATTTGTCGAGGGGCGAATTTACTTTCACCGGGTTGACGGAACGCGGGCAAAGGCGAACAGTGGCGCCCCCTCTGTGCTGGTAGCCTATGGCGAGGGGAACGCCTTGGCCCTGGAACGGTGTGGGGTTAAAGGCAAATTCATATCACTGACATGACCACGGCCCCGCCCCAAACAGACCCCACCCGGTACACGGCGAACATCACCCGGGCGATCAGCGCCGGCGTGAAGTTGATGCGGACCACGGTTCCACTGCTGGGCGCGGAGTGGGCGGATACCTTTTTTTATCTCTCGCCCGAATCGTCCGGCACCGAGGGCCGTTGGAAGTCATACCCGTACCAAATCGGCCCGCTCAACTGGATGACTTCAGACGACATCGAAGAGGTCAATTTTCAGAAGTCCCGGCGCGTCGGGTACACCAAGCTCCTCTTGGCCGCTATAGGTTGCTTGATCCACCAAAAACGGCGGAACGTGGCCACATGGCAACCAACGGACGGCGACGCCCACGATTTCAGCACGGATGAGGTTGATACCATCCTGCGGGACGTGCCAGCCCTGGGCGACATGCTCAAATGCCCGGTCGGGACCAAGCACAAACACAACACTATCGAAAAAAAGGTGTTCCACGGCGCAACCTGGGACATAAAGGGCGGCAAGAGCGCCCGGAATTTTCGGCGCATGACCAAGGACGTCGGCACCTACGACGAACTGAGCGCGTTCGACGCCGACATTGACGGCGAGGGCAGCGCCACAGAACTTGGCGACGGTCGGCTTGATCAGGCGCCGTTCCCGAAGTCGATCAGGGGGAGCACGCCAAAGACCAAGGGCCTTTGCCAGATCGAGGCCGCGGTCAACGGATCAGACCGAATCTTTTACCGGTATGTTCCCTGCCCCCATTGCGGAACCTTACAGCGCCTGGAGTTCGCAAATCTGAAATGGGACGGTGAGGACTCGACCACCGCCTATTTTGCCTGTGTGGCCGGTGGGTGCGTGATTCAGTATCGGGATTATCCCGGAATGGATGAGGCTGGACGCTGGCAAACGGTCGACGGCTATTACTACGATGAGGCCACGGACCGCTTTTTTGACCCTGAAGACAACCCCACGGACAAGCCCCGGCGGATCGGGGCGCGGATCTGGGCGGCCTACTCTTACCTTCGGCCTTGGCCCTGGTTGGTCGACAAGTGGCTGACGGCGACGAAAGAGGCAAAAACGGGCAAGATCACGGCGCTGAAGGCGGTGGTCAACACCCTCTTGGCGGAAACCTGGGAGGAAAAAGGCGAATCGATCAACGCCGAGGGCTTGGCCGGCAGAGGTGAGGACTACCTTGCAGCCGGAACCATCCCGGTCGGCGTCCTGGCGATCACAGTGGGCGTGGATGTTCAGGGCGGGCTTAATGCGCGGGTGGAGTTGGAGATTGTCGGGCACGGCCTTGAGGGTGAAACGTGGTCACTCGGTTATGTGGTGGTCCCCGGTGATGCGGAGCGGCTGGAAACGTGGGACGCTGTGGATATGGAGCTTTCCCGGCGGTTTGTCCGGGAAGACGGCGCACCGCTCAAGATTGACGCGGTGTTTATCGACTCCGGATACATGGCGCATCATGTTTATCGATTCACCGCCAGGCGCCGGCGCCGGAACGTTTACGCAACCAAGGGCGTGAACACCGGGACGCTGTGCAATAAGGGCACATGGCAGGGCGACGAAAAAAAGGGAAGCCGGGCTATCCTGCGGACGGTGAATGTCGACGACGCAAAAACGATCATTTTCAACCGGCTGAAGATCGAGAAGCCCGGCCCCGGCTACTGCCATTTCCCGGACCATTACACGGATGAGCATTACCGGCACCTGACCAACGAGGAGAAAATCGAGAAGCGGAACAAACGCGGCACGCTGATCGGTTACGAGTGGGTGAAGAAAGGCCCCAATGAGCCGCTTGACTGCCGGGCGTATGCCCTGGGCGCGTTTGAGTTCCTGGCGCTCAATCTGGGGCGGCGAAAACTGCGTCTTGAACGGTTGGCGGGCACGGCCAAGGTTGCGGCCCTGGCGGATGGCTTGCAACTGGTTACTGATGCGCTCAAGGGTGTCGATGAAGAGGGCAACACCCCGGGCGCGGACCAGGTGGGCGAGGTTACGCGCGGGATGATGGAAGAGCGGGCGGCGGTTCTTAATCCTGCACCGAAAAAGGCGAAAAAGGGGGGCGGATGGCGGGTGAAATCGTGGTAAGCGGGGCGCGGGCTATCGGCGAGGCTGTCGGCGTCAATTGGAAGGTTTTGCCTGTGTATGTCCAGGAAAAAGGGCTCCCGGCTTTCCGTATAGACGGAAAAGGGGCGTGGATGGCCTTGCCTGACGATCTCAAAAAATGGGCTGAACGCATGCGTGACGAGAATATTGGGCAGCAGTTTTAAAACCTGTCAATAGCCATTCTTTTCCTTTCGTTTTTTTTTATAACGGAAAAAAAGCAAGTTGCGATACTGATAGGTCGCCTTTTTTTCCCGAGCCAAAAACAGCGTGTATTGTGCCACTTGACAGAAGAACTTTTCAGGTGGCGCATGGCTTACAAAACCGTTCTTTCCAACATTCCTGCTAAAATCACCGCCGGAACCTCCGTCTCCTGGCTTATTTCGCTGCCCTCATTTCCCGCAACCGAAGGGTGGACGTTGACCTATACCCTGGTTTCCCTCTCCGTCCAGGTTCAGGTCACGTCCACCCCCTCCGGTGATGATCATCTGTTCGAAATCCCCTTTTCCGAATCCTCCGACTATATCCCCGGAAAGTACGCCTTTCAGACCCACGCCGCCAATGCCACTGAACGGTATCAGGTCGACGCCGGCGAGGTGGAGATTGAGGCTGATTTCGCAGGCTCCACGACTGGAGTAGACACCCGCGACTGGTTGACGGTGGCTATCGAGGCGTTGCAGGCGTCAATTGCTGGGAGAGCTAGCAAGACGCAGATGGTTCAGTTGGTGGCCGGTGTTCAGATCCAACACATGACGCTGGCGGATCAGATCAGCGCCTTGGAGCGGTTGAAATCCATGCGGGCGGCGAAGGTTGGAAGGTGGCACAAAACAATCAGGTCGAGGTTTAAAAATTGAGCGCGCCAATCATATACGGCCCCAACGGCAGACCGCTATCTTTGAGCCGGGCGCGCGGCAAAGCTGGCCCCCAGGCGCGGGCGCTGATGATTGGCGGATACAAGGGAGCAAACGACGAAAACCTCGTTGATTGGGCCACCTTGCCGTTGGAAATCAACACCATTTTACGGCATGACCTGCAACGTCTGCGGGCACGGTCGCGGGATCTTGCACGGAATGACGATACTTCAAGGCGCTTCCTGTCCCTGTTGAAACAAAATGTCATTGGCCACGCCGGCATTATCCTGCAAGCCAAGAACAAACTGAGCAATGGCAAGCCCGACGCTAAATGGAACGGCGAGATTGAAAGGGAATGGACCATGTTTGGCGGAAAGCGTCGGCACCGAGGCGGCGCCGTCTCCCCAAGCGCTTGCGGCACCCTGACTTTGCGCGAAATCTCATGGCTCGCTTTATGGACACGGGCGATTGACGGTGAGTGCTTCCTGCAAATTTTGCGAGGATATCCCCACAACCCGCACCGGTTCGCGGTACGCTTCCTCAATCCCGATCTGCTCGACAGTTCGTTTTGTGTCGAGCAAAAGAACAACGGTAACCGGGTGGATATGGGGGTCGAATTTGACGAATACGGCCGTCCGGTAGCCTATCATTTCAGTGAGAAGGCAAAGAGCGGCAGCAAGCGCGTTCCAATCCCAGCTGACCAGATCATTCATCTTTTCCGCAACGAGTACATCGGACAAATCAGGGGTATCCCTGATTTCGCCGCGATCATGCATAAAACCAAGATGTTGAACGGCGTCCATGAGGCCATTGTTGTTGGCTGGCGGGTTGCGGCGGCAAAGATGGGATTTTTTACCGTAAAAGACCCGGAAGCCCTGGATGACGACAATTTGGACGGACTGCCCGAGACAGAAGCGTTTGAAGCGAGCGAAATAGAGGCAACTCCCGGCAGTTTTGAGAAAATCCCGGCAGGTTACGACCTCAAGACTTTTGACCCTGAATACCCGACCAGCACTTATGCCGACGGTCACAAGGTATTCATGCAGCAGCTGGCCAACGGCCTCAATGTATCGAGTCCCACCCTATCAAATAACTATGGGGATGTGAATTATTCGAGCCTGCGCCAAGCACTCCTTGAGGACCGTGAGGGGTGGCGATGCATTCAGGCTGAAATGATCGATGGATTCTATCAACCATTTTTTGATGAGTGGTACGACTGGGCAACCAACGTGACCGGACGGATCAAGATTCCGGCTACCAAGCTTGGCGTGGTCCCTGCTATCGTTTGGCAGCCGAGGGGTTGGCCGTGGATTGACCCGCTGAAAGAGGTCAAGGCCCAGGTCGAGGCGATCAATGCCAAGTTGCGGACGCGACAAAGCATCATTGCTGAGACTTCTGGCGCTGATTTTACTGAGACTGTCGACCAGCTGTTTGACGAAGAAAAAGCCCTGAAGGAGAGAGGCTTGATGAGCGCCCCAGCTCCTACCGTCGAACCAAAGGCTGAAGACAACAAAGAGGACACGGACGATGAGTAAAAAATGGCTCGACACCCCATGCCTGAAAGCCCGACCCGCATCGGTTGAGGCCGAAACCGGCATCATTCGCGGGTGCAAAATCTGCTCCGAGGGTGAGGCCAAGGGGCACGGCGTGTTCCTTGATAGCGAGTTTATCGACACAGTGGCCGCCCATGGCGAGGCTGTAAAGCGTGGCCTTAAGGCCCGGTTCGGCCACCCCAATATGTGCAGCGAGAGCCTGGGAACCTTTGTCGGGCGATTTATGAATTTTTCCACCGGAACCACCATCCGCGAGGATGGCACCCAGGCGGCCTGCTGCTTTGCTGATCTACACTTGAGTGAGAGCGCCAAGGAAGCGCCGAGCGGCGACCTCTATTCCTACATTGTTTCCATGGCCGAAAATGAGGCCGACATGTTCGGGACCTCTATCGTCTTTGCCCAGGGAAACCGGTACCGACGCGACAGCAAGGGAGGAAAAGTCTACCCTCGGCGGCAGGATGGCGGGTGGAATGATGAGTACGACAAGGCAGGCGGCCCGGATTTTATCGAGTGCAAAAATCTGATCGCCTGCGATTGCGTGGACGATCCGGCAGCAAACGACGGGCTTTTTTCGGCGGATGCCAGCGCCACGGTGGCCGGGCAGATCACCGAGTTTTTGGACTTACATCCGCAAGTTTTCCAGATCCTGGAAAATAGCCCGGAAGTGATAGAGGCGGTTGCCAGTTATGGCGACAAGTTTGACGAATTTTTGTCCCGCTATCGTGCATACCGGGCGAAACAGACACAGGAGAATGCTCCCATGAAAGATGAAAATATTATCCCAGCCCCCCAGGACCAGCAGCCCGATGATCTTTCAGCCGTTGAAGGCGTTTCCGGCGTGCTGCTCTCAACTGAGCCCGCAGTTGACGTGAAAGCAGAGATTGCCATCGCCTTGAAGGCCGACCGCAAACGACAGGCTGAAATCCGCGACCTTGGCCGGCGCTTTGGCTTTGACGCCGACGCTGAAACCTTTGCCAGTGGCGACAAGAGCCTTGCCGAGTTCCAGGCGCACATCCTGGCCAAGTCTCCAGACGCCTGGAAAGAGTCCCTGTCGATCAGAAACCCGGCAATCCAGTCCACCGAAAATGAGCAGGCCCTTGCGGCGGATGGCGCGGCAGCTGTGGATAAGATCAAGGCGCGGCGTCAAGCGCGGTTCGGCAGCAAATAAGCGCAGCGGATTCCCCCGGATTTTCACGAATAACTATTTTTTTAGCGAGGTAACACAATGGCCCTAACTCTCTCAACCGGCCAAATTTTGGACTTGGTCATGGACGCCTTCAAGGTGCGTTTGCCCTTCCTGGTTGGCGCGTTTGCCACCGATTTCAGCAGCGAACAGGCGAAGCTGAACCAGACCATCATTGCGCACATTGCCGGGCTCCCGACGGTGCGAGACTACGACGCGACCACCGGTTACAAGGCCAACGCCGCAGAGTCCACAAGCCTTTTGACCGACGTGCCGGTAGTGATCAATCGCCACAAGCATGTGCCCATCAAGCTTGACTTTCTGGACGCGGCCAGCACGGTGCAGCAACTCAACTTGCTCGAAACCGCCACGATGAACTGCGGTTATGTGCTGGCAAAAAGCATGGCTGATTACTGCTTGTCTCTGGTGCTTGACGCGAACTTTTCGCAGAACTCCATCTTTACCGTTGCCAATAGCGACTTGGATGCACTGGCCAATATCCGCGAGGATATGAACGCCAAAGGCGCCAACACTATGGGCCGCTTCGGCATTGTGGGCTCTGGCGTAATGACCACGCTGACCACGGACAGCCGGATTTCGAGCGGCGACTACCATGGACAGCGGATCGGCACTGAGGCCCTTGGCCACCTTGTAGGCATCCAGGGGTTTGCCAACATCTGGGAGTATCCGGACATGCCGGCCAACGCCGAGAACCTTACCGGATTTTTCGGCACCCGTGAATCCATCCTGCTGGCCACCCGCGTGCCGAAGGATGCAACCGAGATCGCCAAGGCTGCCGGTATCCCGCAGATTGCCAGTTTTGAAACCCTGACCGATGAGGACACCGGTTTGACCCTGCTGGGCATCAAATGGGTGGAGCAGGGCACATTTGACGTCTATTGTACCGTCGCGGTTATGTACGGCGCTGTTGCCGGGTCCCAAGGCGGAGCGGACGGCGCATTGACCGACTACGCCGGGCACCGGCTGATTACCGCTTAATCCTGTACACCTTTTGAGGTTGTGAAATGCGGCAATATCTTGTGCTCGGCTATCCGAGCAACAGCACAAAAGACCATGGCGAGTGCCTTTACCTTGGGTCTGATCGCGGCGAGGCGATGGCCATGGTCAACACGGCGGGCGAACAAGCCCGCCGTGAGTTGTACGACTTGGCGGCCCCGCAAGTACGGCGGCACATGCCGGCTGTAAAAAATGATGGAATCGACGCTGACCTCGATCCCGATACGAAGAAAAACGGGAAAGACAAGTAATGCCCCTCGAACTCGAACTTGACGGCATTTTTTCCCCAGAATTGACCACGCCGGCCACCCTGAACGGCGATGCAATCGTATCTGGAGTTATCCCGTTTATCGACCGGTCTGATCGGTTGGCGGGCGATGCTGTAGACCATGAAGGCCCGTATGCGCTGGCCCTCACGGGAGAAATGCGGGCCATGGATCTACAAGCCGGCAATGACGGCGACGCGCTGACCATCGACGCCGTCGATTCCACAGTGGTCGGTGTTGATCACGGCGCCTTTGGGGTGTCGGTGCTCAAGCTCGAGGAACAGCCATGATGCGCGCTGACATCGTCAACTCCATCCGGGGTCTGCTCCGTGCAACCGGCGTGTTTTCAACCGTGTGCGGCATCGGCAGCGACAAGCCGACCTATCCGCTTGCTCGGGTATGGGCCAATGGCTGCCCGCAAACCAATATTGAAAAAAGGCCGCAGGCTATGATTGACCTGCGGGTGGCGGTGCAAATAGAAACACATCCAGCAGTGGATCAGGATGGGAATACCGACGAAACGGCGCTCTACGACTTGGTTGATCGTGCATTCGGCGCCCTGCATGAGGTGAGATTTCCCGGAAAAGGATCGTTGCCGCTCATCGTATATGACTATCCCGGATTGAGCGCATATGAGCAATCCAAGCCTCTTGTCTACCTGATGCAGGTTTCTGTTCGGGTGGTTCCTGGGGCATTTTTAATTACTTAACCAAGGCTATTTGCCTGGAGGATAAAGATGGACGCTGCACAGCAAGGCATGATTCTTGGCGGAGATCTGTACTTTGATTTCTTAACTTCAGCCGGAGCATCCACCGGATTCGACTTGTCCGGCAACGCCAATAAGCTGATCCCCAAGGTGGAGACCGAAACCCTGGAAAACAAGCTCAATGGTCGCGACACCCTTGGCCAGAACGGCGACTCGTACACCCGGATCACCAGCTCGACCATCTCATTTACCATGAACCGTTACGATCCCAAGATCGTGGCCGCCTTCTTCATGGGTTCGGCGGTCGATATCACTGCAGCTTCAGGGGCCTACACGGCAACGGTGACGGGGGTTCTCAATAAATGGGTACCTATTGAGCATTCCGACCTGACCACCTGCGTGGTCAAGGATAGCACCGACCTCACCACCTATACAGCCGGAGAGGATTACGAGGTCAACACGCGTCTCGGGTTGATCAAAATCATCGACGAAGCAATCGATGGCGACACTCTCCATATCAGCGGCAACAAAGCGGCGGCAACAGGGTTCAAAATTACCGGAGCCACCTCACCGATCATTAACGTCGGCCTTTTGCTGGACGGCAAAAACTATATAAGCGGCGGCAACATCAAGCTGCGGGTCTGGCAGGCGCAGATCCGCGCCGAGGGCGACTTTGATCTGCTTGCCCAGGGCGGGTTCCCGGAACTCGGCTTCAGCGGGTCCATGATCACCCCAGCCGGCAAAAGCTGGCCGTTTGAGATCGTATGATAATCAAAACCAAGGAAAACCGATGCAAAAGACAAAAACCATCCAGATCAGAGAACGGTCGTTCACTCTCAAAGAGCTGCCTGTGCGGCAGGTGTGGGAACTGCTCAACAATAACGGCGAGGCGGCGATGCTCGACCGCTGCCAAGCGCTGCTCAAGCTGGGCTGTCCAGAATTGGACACTAACGTTCTGCTCGACCTCTACCCTTCCGAGATCGAAGAGATTTGGCAGGGGTTCGAGGAGGTCAACGCCGCTTTTTTGGGAATAGTGCGCCTGATCGGGATGGATCGGGCGCTGATCGATGCGGTGAAGACGACCGTAGCCTCTTCGATAGGGCAATTTGCTGCCTCATTGCCAACGGCCACGGTCCAATAGTGTGGGATTATGGATTTGGATTCTTCCTGGCGGCGATCAAGGCCTTGAGCGGTGACAAGTAGGTGAGAGTAACCTGAAGAACGCTATCAGGCCTCTGGTGACAATGAGCGCCATGGGTAGGCCGAATACCACCGCCAGGACCATTAATTTGCTCGGCTGCCACAGCGACAGCAGGGCGTAGATTCCAGGACCTGAAACCAGCAACAGCATCACAAGTGGAAGATTCAAACGCATGGCGGCTACTAATAAAATAGAGATTGTCCTTTCGGCGATCACCAAGGGCTTCGAAAACAGCGTAAACTCGGCGTCGTCTGCTGTCAAGATCTTGGGGAAAGAAGCCGGTCAGGCGGAGGTCGGCTTGTCGGCGGCTCGGCGCGGGGTGCAGTCTATCTCCAGCCAGCTCGACACCCTCAAACAAACAGCCATAGCTGTCTTTTCCATCAATGCCATGCAAGGGTGGGTGTCCAGCTTCGCGGGCGCCGCCGACGCCATGCGCAACATGGACGCCAAGTTGCTGGTCACCGCCAAAAACACTGCGGACTATACGGCCGCACAACAGACCGTGGTTGACGTGGCCAAGGCTGCGCATCAAGGATTGGGCGAAGTCACCACCTTGTACAGCCGAATGGCCCTGGCCACCGCCAACCTCAACGTCACTCAACAGCAGCTGGCTGACGTGACCAAAACAGTTGCCCTTGCCACTGCCCTTTCCGGGTCGTCCGCCAGCGAGGCCAGCGCCGGCCTGCAGCAATTTGCCCAGGCCATGGGGTCGAACCGGCTGGGCGGCGAGGAATTGCGGTCGGTGCTTGAGAACATGCCGCTACTGACCCAGGTGTTTGTTGACGCTGCTGGCGGGTCCATTGCCAAAATGCGTGAGATGGCGGAAGCTGGCGAGCTGACCACACAGTGGATGATGGACTCGATCCTCAAGGCAAAGGATAGAATTGAGCAGCAGGCGGCTGCCATGCCGGCGACTGTTGGCAGAGCGATGGCCGATCTGAAAAACGAGACAGCCAAATATATCGCCTCGGTCAATCAAGCCACCGGCGCAACCGACATTATGGCTGGGTCGCTCCAGTGGTTAGGGCAGAATCTGGACATGGTCGCCCAGGGGCGGGCGATGGG